CGCGGCCTGGTAGCCGCCTATTGTATATATGGCTGATCGTTTGTCGGCTACTTCTTTGTCGAGTGCAGAAAGAATGGCTTGCGGCCACTCCATAACCCTGGGTCGCCATGTTCCGAGCGTAGGATCAAGCTCCATCAGGCCGTAACCGCCAAAATCGCCCATATCCTCTTCGATCGCGCCACCTGGAGTCACGATTGGGGCTTCGGCCTGTTTAACAACGTGCTCCCAGCGCTTCGAAAGAGCGATGTTTAGGTCGACCTGCGCTTGATCAAGGTCTTCAACCCACGGCTTGCCAAGCACATCGTTGCTGCGATGGTGGCTGTAAACGTTAGTCCAACTAAAGTCACCGCCGGGAAGCGGCTGGTCGGCAAGCATAACTGCCGAACCCGATTTTTCGCCGCCGCTGCGCACGTCAATGGAACCCGGTAGCGCCACCATTTGCAAGCGACCCTGCATTTGATTATGCGGACCTGGGGCCTCTTCTCGGCACAGTACAATAATAAGCTCTTCGTCTTCTTCCGAATGCCGCCTGTGCTTTATGGTCGGGTCGCCGTGAGCCGCCAATCCTTGCATCATCCAGTCTTTAGCGATGCGCTGAAACATCGACGCACCGGCAATGCGTTGCGTTCCTTCCAGGCCCATAACCCCAGGAATGTGACCAAAGTGCTCGCGTACGCGTTTAGCACTAAGGAGTCTTTCGTAAGTGCACCATTGAACTGAAGTTCGGGTCGCACCGCGGTTATACGTGGTGCCGAACGGGTTGCCGACAAAACAATCGATCATGCCGGTCGGCAGCTCGTCAGGTGGAATGGTCAAGTCAGGACCACTGATGACCGGCTCGTAATGCGAGTGTTGTACGTCATCACGCCAATATGCGTGGACAGGACAAAAGCCCGCGGGCATTGCAAGATAAAGTGCTTCAGCAAACAAGGCGTTAAAGTCCTGATCGCTTGCTAGATTATTCGCCCACAACATGTCGATTGTAGCCTGTTCGCGAGCAGCCCGATCAGGCGTTGATTCCACAAAATAGTGGAGCGGTGTTGTGGTGTGATGTGCAACTGCGTTGTCGACGACAATGCGAAGAAGATTCTCAGTCTTGCGCCACTCTGATACATCTCGAGGTATTTCTACGCGCTCACCAAAAAAAATATCGGCCCACTGGAAATCGCCAGAACCGTCGATGTGCAAAAAAAGTTTTTCGGAGATAAGGTCACGAGAGCGACGAGCCTGGAGTGCGGCACGGTGGGCATCATAGATGCCACTGGCCAACGATCTTCGGGTTACAACGCCGAGTCCGTCAGCCTCATTCATCCCCGCATTCGGAGACATAATGTTCTGTGGCGCTTCAGTTAGCGCGTGAGGCATGCACTCTCCCAGGTACGTAAACACTCCAACATCGCCTGCTGGAGCTGACGGCATAACTATTGCGATGCCAGGGCGTGGCCATTCTGCCCTTAGAACCTAGCTTGCCGATACTGCTCTACTTTGATATCGAACCTAGTCATTATCAGGCAAGACAGTCAATGTCTTCCTAATTCTTCGCGCTTCTTTTAGCTGTGTAATAAGGGCTTCGCCACCAGTGAGCTTTAGCGTAATAGACCTGCCTTCTTTGCAGCGTAACGCTATTTCACCAGTAAATTTTTCGGCCAACAACTCAATAATGTCAGCGATTGCGTCCTGGGCAGAATCACTAAGTTCGTCCCACGGTACACGTCCGCTCAATGTGTAGATGCCGAGCGCAGTGTTTCTTTAATTTCATTCTCCTGCGCGATAGGCAACGGGTCTAATAGCCCCGACGCAGCGTCAGAAACAACACTTTCTTCTGTTTCCGCATCAGGCACGGGCTTGGTAAACTTCACGTATAACCAGTGCCACCTGTCATTAAGTTTCCAATAACACCAGCGCGCAAAAGCTAGACCTAAAAGCAGCTCAATCACACGCAACCGTTTTTCAAGCGGTCCTATGTATCCCGTATGATACTTTGCCATTGATTCAGCCGTCTTCAGCGACATCTCGTAATTCATAGCGTCTAACGAGCGTTCAAATTGTTCACGGCGGACGGCGCCCGAACGTGCCTTATTTCGTCGTGTCGACATACGATTCTGCTGTTAGTGAAGGTTCTTCAAGTGCACCCAGTACGTCATCGACAATCACGTCCCACGATTCTCCTCGTGAATATCGTCTTTCTAGCTCAGTTCGGCGCATACGACGCATACTCGAGTCGGCTCCTCCAGCAATGTTTTCGCGAAGGACCTCGGGCATCGGCTCGCGCACTTTTGCGGGCGGACGCGGCGTTTCGGACATACCAGCTTCAAATCGACTTTTTCGCGACAGGTGTTCAATTAATTTGCTGTTTTGGTCAAGTAGCACGTCTTTTTGGTCTATTACGGCATCATACGCCCGCCGAGAAACCCAGGGCCATTTCATATATTATAGCCGATCCCTTTTGCTGTTACGCGCCCGTCTTTTTAGACGGCGGATGAGTTCACGATTTTCTTTCTTTTGCCGCTTTGCTTGTTGGACAAGAAACTTCTCAAGGCTGCGGTCGCGATCGGAGGTGCTTACCTCCACAGATGCTTTTGCAACTCTAACTGGCGTGCGGCGGCGCACCCAGTTCCAATAGATCACGGCATCGCCTTTGTTTGGACTGCGACCTAGCCGCTTTTTGATCTCCTCTTTTGACTCAACCTTAATAACACCATTTGCTGTCTTGAACGTAGGAGTCGTTAAGTCATTAAACAACTCCACGTCATAGACCAAATCGACAGTTTCTTTCCGAAGGTCTTCGCGCATACGCCAGTGCATTTGAGAGCGCAAATCAGCAAATCGTTCTGCCTCTACAACGCGCGCTCCAGTTGGACGCTCTCGGCCTTCGAAGTCTATGTCTGTTTCAGACCACAGTTCGTCAGTATCAACGCCTGGAATCGCCTTGCGTGCTCCACTCAAATGCCGAACCTTGTGGCCAAGCCGTTTAAGCTCGTTTACACAGCCGGCACCAACACCCACGGGATCGACACCAACATATCGCGGATCAATTTTGTCACGCTCAATTTCCTGTGCCACAATCGCGCCTAACTGGTTTGCGTCCGGACAGGGAAACGATACAACCTCAGTCAATCTTCGCCCTGGACCGCGCGCGATTGCCGCTTCGTCCCCGCCTTCGGAGTTTGCCACATCTACGCCGCGCGCTTCCTCGTCTGTGATAGTTACTTCCCATTCTTCCATCTTTTCTCGACCCGCCGAAGTACCAAGTCTAAACCGTTCTGCCGCCGTTTCGCACCATACATATTGGATTAGCGCGTCTTTTGCTTCCGGCGGGCTAATACCCCTGATTCTGCTGAGATAGAGCCTGGATCCGACACCAAGATTTGTAATACGCTTAGCAAGCCTATTTTTTCCGATTGCCCCTGGAACAATTGGCTCGCCGCTCACAATATTTGGATGATCGAGCGCACTGATCCTGATATGCTCTACGTCTTCACGTTTGCAGAACGTGTGAAGCTCATCGTGCCGATGGTCAGGATTACCAAGAGCAAGGTGCAGATTGTGATCGGCTGATCGAGTTTGGTCGATTGCAACCATAATCGCCCTGGGAATACCAGGTGTCTCCTCGGTAATAATAAGCATGTGTTCACCGTGAAGACCCTGCGCCTTTGTCGCCGCTTCTTCGTCGGCTCCAACACCAGACACAAACGCAGTCGCTGCCCACTTCTCTTTGCCTTCGGCGTCCATAGGCAACATCCGCAGTTTTCCTGTATACAGCTCTGCGGTCGGGAAATGCTTGCTAAACTCAGTAAAAAGAGCTCCGATCTCTTTCCACATATTGAGAAGAAGCTGCCGCTCGGTCGGCGCCCATTGAGCAACAATCGCGTTGTGGTGGCAAGCTAAAAACCAAAGCGTAACGCATGCAGCCAAAAAGGTCTTACCCGTCCCGGTAGCGCTTTCTACGCCCACGTCCCGGTGTTCAGCCAACGCTGTAAGGATCCTAACAAGCGGATCTTCGTCGCCGTCCCATCGATGCGTTTGATATGACGGGTGAAGGCTCCAGTGCAACGTTTCTGGCGGAACCTTCAAGTACGTTGTTATCCACTCTAGTGGACGATGGGCATACGCCGTATGCGCCTTAACCGTACCGCCCCACACTCCAGCGTGCTCACGCTCTGCAATTTGTGCAGAGGCTTGCGCCTGAATTTGATTCTGTTCGGTCTTTGATAACTGTGGGACTTCATCGACCAGGCGATCGATTTCCTTCACTAGCTAGTTTCGTCCTCGTCGTCTTCCTTCGGCTCTGGCGGTTTCGGCGTCATCACCCAGTCGCCGTCAAGCAAAACGACCACGGTATCACGCTGATCTCGAAGAATGGCTTCGATTCCGGTCACATAACGCTTGAAGCGACCTTCATGTACTGTGCCGTCCGAAAGCGTGACCGTAACGTCTTCACCAAATTCAAGAAACCCTTCCATGCCATCAGGGGGCATTACTAGTATCTCTGTCCTGGCTTCGGCTTCGGCTTCGGCATCGGTCGGCTCGTCTATTTCGTCGGGCTCATCAGCTATTTCCTTTTCTGGTGTGGATGGTTTGTCTTCAAGATCATCATCTAACGGAGCTGCTGCTTCGATTCTGGCATTCAGTTCTTGCTTGACGCTTGATCGAGGATTTGTGTGTCTGCCCTCTTCGGCCAGCAAATCACCCAATTCCGCAACAGTCAAATCCGGATGATCGGCCAACGCCGCAAGCGCTTTCTTTGCGGTCATGGTCCGTGGATTAAACGGCAACTGTGTCATACAAATACTCCCTTTGGTATACAAAAATACTACGACGTAATCATGCTGGACGCAAAATTTTTGTTTGTTGCGTTTCAATCGCGGCGCATGCTTGCGAAACTGCGTCAAGCGCTTCATCGCGCGTCATATTTAGGCTAATTGCATTGCCAGACGACAACCATACCCGCGACCCGTACCCATCTTCTTCTGCATCTTGGATATCAACAATAACTTCGATATTAGCCAGCTTGACCACGAACTCCCCTAATACCACAAAATGCAAATCCATTAGTTTGCCGGCCCGTCATGCAGTTCCAACATTTCGCTCATAAATCTTCCCATCTCGCCGGATTCAATGGCCTTTTTTTTGGCGTCATACCAATCGGCCATCATTTCCATAACCGCCAGCTCGGCACTTAACGAACGACTAATGGCTAATCCGTCGACCACGGAACCGTCAGATTGTACCGAATTAGACTGATAGTTAACACCAAAAACAATACTGTGTTCTGCAAGCCTACTAGATGCATCATCGCAACGGTTCGCCATTTCCCGCAACTCTTTTTTCTGTTCCGGCGTTTGCTGCGGAATGTTTTGTTTATCGTTCATACGTCTCCTGAACTAATTCGTAAATTCTACTACGTCGAGTCCAATCTTTAGCACTCGCGTTTTATTGCGATCAAGCAATACGCCTTCGTCGTCCAATAATTCTCGTGCGTGTTCTGCCCAATCCATTTTGCCTAGTGCATATGCTTGATCGAGGTCACATCTCTCAAACCACACAGCGGCTTGTGCACTAGCTAACCACACCGTTGCATTGACCCGAAAGTGCCCCTTGCCGCCACTTCCGATCTTCCGTTGTTGGCGTATCTGTGTCTTGGATTGCGACTCAATATCCCTCATTTCTTGAACCGCTTGGTAAATTACTGCAAGTGCCAGCGCCCTGTCACCCGCCAGACCCCAGTTCGGATGCTTGCTTTCCATATGCTCTCGGCAGGAATCGAACCTGCACGTCCCTGTGACAACGCTTGTCGTAGCCGTCGCGTCTACCATTTCGCCACGAGAGCGACCCTGGGGCGCTTATCGGGATGTGCCCCAATACTACTTGCTTTTCTAAAATGGCATATCATCATCCGAATTGCCGACCTTGGCTGTTTCAGATGTTCCTATTGACGCTTGCACCTTGTTTTCTGTTGCTGCCGAAGGTCTAGCCTCTAGTTCCACTTTCCATGCCTTTACGTCCGTATACCATCGATCGTTGTACTCTCGACTTGAAATGTCGATTGACGCTGTAATTTTCTCACCAACGCCGATTATAACTTTGTCGATGTTGTCGCCCCATTGCACCATGCAAATTTGCTTGGGATAGTCGCCTTCTGTTGTAAGGATGAACTCGCGTTTACGCCAGTCGCCGTGTGAACTTTGGCCTGATTGTTCATCCATTAATTCTTTAACAAAGCCTGTAATCTTTAATTCCATGTGTTCCTCGTTGTGTTCGAATAACGTTTGATTTTCTATTTGTTATTCTGCTCAGTTGCCTGTGCTTGACGTTCTACTCTTGTCATGACAATAGCCACCAGTTCGCTCCACAAGTCTCGTCCACGTTTAGAATCCTGTGTTTCGCCAATATCTTCCAGGTAACCCTCGAGGATGTGGTCTGCGGATCTTCCGCTATAGATGAGATACTCGCTCGGTCCTTCCGATGAGTAAAATTCAGGAAACTCCAATGCAAGAGTTTTAACTTCCTCTCTGCCAACAGAGCTCTTTTGCATTGACGCCTTTCTGCGGGCAAGACTGTAGGCACGAACGGCTTCGGCCAAAACAGATTCGCGCTGCGTTTCTGCGATTCTAACAGTCATACGAAAACATTACGTCCGTTGTTTTGTTCGTTTGCATTTCAGGAACTCCTACCGCGCGCACGCGAGAAAATTCGAAAGCATGTCGCAGTCATGCCAATTTCGCTTCGACGTCTTCTATGTGCGCTTCTAATTGAGCTAACACTTTCTTTTTGTTTCCCTTAAACCCGAATTCAGATTTAGCCATAGCGTAGCAGGTGCGGCCTCGGCTAAGCCGAAGTCCTTGTGTCTCTAGTTTTAGACCAGAAGCCATGACCTTCAAGCGGTATAACGGGATGTGCTCGCCTGTTATCATGTAGCCGCCTCCGTGAAATTCAATCATGTAGCTCCAGGTCGTTGTAATCGGCCTCTATCCAGACCTTTGCTCCGCAGGACAACGGCTTTTCTGGCGAGTATACAATTTCGCTGGGTCCGTTGATGCGGACGCTAGCCGCATATTCGTTGCTTTTATACGTCTTCACCGTAATTACCGGCTCTTGGGCTCCGGTTTTAGTGTTGCTTCGGATCCGGTGCTGGTTGATGTGTACCCTGGCTTTCATTTTTTCATCAACGGTTTCTTATGTCATACATTCTCATTTCCATACGATCCAAACGCTTCAACACGTCTACGTTGACGCTCTCAAGCCAGTTCAACTTCGTGTTTTGAATGTGATCGGATGAAATGGGGGCGTCTTGATTCTTTTCTATAGTAAGCTCAATCCTTTCAATACCCTCTGTATGCTGGGCGCTCGCATTGCCAATGGCGCTTATGCGAGCGTCAAGCTGGCTATAACCCCACACGCCTGCCATTAAGACACCGACAAGTTGCAGTAAGAAACTGAGACTAAAGGAGACGTTTGCAGATTCCTTAATCTCCCCCGGTGTCATCAGAACGGCATCTCTATCTTTACCACGGAAGAGCGAGCCCACCCATCCCACGGTCGCCATGCGTATGTGACAGCGAGCCGAAGCGGGCCAAGTAAGTATGCCACGCCCGTAAATGCGAAATGCGGCTCCCAGTCTGTGTAATCAGACGGGACGGCACTTGCGCCGAGGTCTAGGCTCAGGTCTGCTGTCGGCAGTCGCATGATCGTGGCACCTACTTGAGGCTGGACTACGGGCATACTGAAGCGATCAAGCTCAAAAGTCAAAAGCAGGCTGGGCACAAGAGTCCCTACCATTGTAGCGACTGCCAGCTCACCAACTAGCTGTGGCCCTGACTCGTCTCGATGCTCCCCTAGACCCAGAAAGAAAATGTATTGCGCTGCTGCTGGGACAGAAAAGGCCAACAACATAGCGCAAGTAACGACAAACGATCGAATCAACCTAGTCATTCCGGTAACTTCACTAGAAAACCTGGCGTGTGATCCCCGAGCCAGCTACCAAGCTGATTGTATTCGTAATCCTCGAGTGCTTCTTCGTAATTACAACCCTGCTTGTCCATGAGTTTTTGGATGACTTTTTCCTTGTCATACAATACGATGCGACTCATGCCGAATCGTTCTAGGACTCCAGCTACGCAGTCTTCAAATCCTACCATACACATCGCGTCTTCCAGACCTATCGACATAAGTCGTTTGTCCAGAATAGCTCCCTTGTCAGGAAGCCCAGTAAAGCCGGAAATAGAAGTCATTTTTTTGGTCGCAGCCGCCAAAGCGTTCGCACAATTCGCACAAATGCCTCTCGGTACTTTTTCTAGGGAATGTTTCCGTCAATCTCTAATCGCAGCTTGAGCAGCGCCAACTCTACCTCTAGGTCGGCAAGCCGGTCCTGCAAATCGTTGATGTCGCCAGTGAGCAACCCAGTAGTCCCAATATATTTCTTTTGGCGATCTTGGACATCCGCAATCTCGACCATAGCCGCAGCGTCCGCTTGCGCCATCGAAGTAAAGCGAGCTCCGGCTACCCAAGTTGCGACAAGAATCGAAATGCCGAACCCAACGCTTATAACTGGCAGCGAAGATGTCTTGCCGATCGCCTTGTTGCTCACTTTCTGTCTTACCTGACCGTTTTCGGGTACAATCGAAGGTAAATAGCTTGTGATTCAGCAATTAAATCTTCCAGGGACACATCTGGCGGTTCCTTAACCAAATATTTGTTCCCATAACCGCCCCCTGACCGCCGCCAACCAAAACCCAGTCCACCGTGGGGCTTAATTTTTTCGATCTCTCGATCCTGCCGGCGGCGTTCGGCCCTCGATAGGCTCATCGGTAAACCTAATAGCCTGACGAGTCGGGATCGTA